CCGGTGGTCGTAAAGCCGACGTCAGTAGCAGCATTCAGGCGGTAATACTGGTTGTTATAGCGGATGTACTGGTTACGAGCACTAAACTGAAATGGACCATCCTCATAGTCGCCAAGAAAAACGTAGCCGGAGGACAGAAGGAATTGCTCAAACCGATTAGCTCTGTCCAGTTGCGCGGCATCGAACTGATTATTTCTTCCGGTGTTCGTCAGGCGCTTTACACCAAGACGATCGGTATAAAATTCACCGGTGCCAGTAACTTCTTCGTCAAGCTTCGCGCCTGCAAATACCGCATTACGTATATCGGTACTAGGCACCGGAGCCTGCGTCGGTGTCGGGAGTGGAACTTCTGCCATTGTGCATGTCGCCCTATAAAAGGCGCACGAAACCCTCAGAAGCAAATCCGATGGTGTGCGCGAAGGTTAGTAATTACTGTTGTGTGTTACGGATAAATCAGGTCTGAATATTCAGAGAGGGTTAATGTCTGGGTATCGTCGCCATTGGGTTTGGCTGTTTCTACACGCCAGATAGTCGAGTTTAATTCGCTGTCGGTTGCAATAAAGTAGCGACTGGCCACCTGGCAGTCAGCACCATTGTAGATATTCAGATCGAAAGCATCCGCGGCTGCCTGGAATGCTTTGGGCTTGCCGCTTACCGGATAGGCCCGCCAGCGCCCGCGGTAATTGCCGAGGCTGTCGGTCATCACCACCCACATATCCCCAAGAGAAAAGTCTATACGCTCTGAGGTCGCAAACACGTCTCCGGATCGCCCGGTGATATAACCAGTTTGCTGCGCGTTGTCGTACATGTCCGGACACTGAACCACCGTGCCGCGCACCACCTGCGTCGACTCCAGCACTTTCACTGTCATGGTCAGGCGTGAGTAAAGGATTTTCCTCGCCTCAAGCCAGGCCCGATCGGTTGCCTGAGTGGCGTTGCGGCAGCCGTCCAGGCTGATCTGCATCGCGTTAACGGTAGCGTCCTCAACCTCGGTGATGCCGCTGCTGTCGATCTGCAGGTAGATGTAAGCCTTCTTGTTCGTCAGCGGGTCGACGTAATCCAGCGCCACGCCGTCGTAACCACCGGGGAGAGACATTTGCCAGGCGACTTTGTACTCGTCCCAGAACATGTTTGAGCGCGCAAAAACCGCATCGGGATTTGTCACTTTCTCATCACGCCAGAACGTCAGCACATCGCCGATGTTATTACCGTCAACGCGGGCCACATTGGCGATCGTCGCTATGCGCTCACCAAGAGGCTGCTTCTCATCCGAGAAGGTGTAATCGAAATACCCAAGCTGAGCATCCGGCAGCGAATCGGCAATGGCATAAAGAGCGGCGACGTCAATGCTGGCCACGTCCTGCTTACCCACAACCACCCATTCGTGAAGGATAGCGTCAGCAAACGAGCGACTCGGCCGCAGCGTGTAATCGACCGCGCCGGTCGTCCGGTCGTAGCTGATGGTATGCCGCTGCGCCAGCATGTTGTACTTCTGCTCACGGTTGCTGTTGCTATCGTTCGCCCCCTTAATCGTGATTCGGGCAATCGTGTCTTCCGGATACACGACGTTTTCGCGCACGTTCACTGCGTGGATCGCCATCAGCGTCACGACGTTGGCGTCATTGCTGTTGTCGAGGCGCTCGATGGTCACCGCATAGCGCCCAGCCCCGGCAGCCGGGACAAACTTGTGCGTTGTGCGGAAATACCGGGTCGTCACCTGGAAGTCGTTATCGAAGAAATAATCGTGCTGCTCTGACGTACCTGGCACCTGATTGTTATCATCATCGACCTGCCAGAACTTGATCCGGTATTGCGTTGTGCCGGCCGTCGCACCGAGCTGAACCAGCACATGCACCCAGACCTGAGTGGAGACGATCGGCGACACTGACGGTCCGATAACCAGAGGGGTCTGGTCATTCAGCGTGAACAGTGTCGGGTTGATAACCGCATTGCCAGGCAGAGACGTAATTTCTCCCGAGAGTTCGCCAATATAGAACGTCGTGTACGACAGCGTATCGTCGCCGATAAAGCTCTCCGAGGAGATGATATTACCAGCACCAGTGACGTTCCGTGTGACGCTTGTGCCACCGTCGTTCCAGGTGGCGTTGATGACGAATGACACAGGATGAGGTACCGCCAGCGCAGCAAAATAGCTGAAGTTGTCATCGTTCGACAGCACAATAGCCTTTAGCTGATTACTCTCGATCGCCACCGATGTCGGCGCCGTCGTGGTCGCGGTCTGGGCCGGGAAGTCCTGGCTTTCATTCAGGCCTGGAACCGTCTCGTTATCGACGTCATCGAACTGATAGCCGACTTCAATCGTGCCGATCACGTCACCAGGGTTATAAATCGCAGAACTGGCGCCCGCCAGGCTGCCGAGGTTCGATTCCGAGTAGCGGATCGACGATATGGTGTACCGTCCGTAACCGACCTCGAACCATTCCGTAAGCTGTTTGTTATTGTCGACGAACTCGAACAGCGCTTCCTGAATCAGGTCAGGGAAGACGCGACACTGGCCGTAAATGTTCGGGCGGCCCTTGTAGAGTCGCGCGCGGTTCGTCTGTCCGGTCAGGTCATTATTGGGGGATTCGCCTGTTGCCACCGATACTGACGCGCTGGGCTTATTTGACAGGCCGAACACCTTCAGCGCGCCGGAGAGGATTTTCGTGACCGGACGCAATATCGTGGTGATGAGCTTTCCCACCCCGCCCTCTGGCTGGTCGAACACAGCAACGACGTCGCCGGATCGCAGTGGCCGGCTGATATCGTAATCGTCAGGCAGAGCTCGTCCATTCAGTTTCACGATAACATCGCGGTGCAGCTGCAGAGAATCCAGCAGGCTCACCAGTGTGGTGCCGGCATCTACCGTTCCCCGCTGCAGCGGCGCGCCAGGCAGCCTCTGTAACTCATATCGCACCATGCACCATGTACTCCACTTTGCTGTAAACCTTCAGTAATGCCAGCGGGCTATCGCAGCGCACAAAACCAAACTCCCCGCGGGCATGCAGGCACTTAACCGGGCTGATCATCACACCGATATGCGCCGGCACTTCGCCGCGGTAAAAAACGGCGATGCATCCAGTGGCCGCCACCGGCACACGCCGCCAGTGGGCGCGCTCCTGTTCGTAGCAGGTGATGAAATCCGCGCCCGATTCGTAGCCGGCGATGTGATGCAGCTCCAGGCCGAGAACATGCCGGTAATAGAGAACCACCAAGCCCCAGCAGTCCATCTGCTCAAAACTGCAGGCGCGATTAGCCCAGGGCTTGCCGTTAACAAGCCCGATAAATTCGCTCTGTGTCATACGGTGATCAGCCCGGGATAGTCTTTCGTTGTGTAAATGATGGAGTTGGCCAGCGTCAGCGGATTAGTCTTGCCGGCGGTCACGGTGACGTTGCTGGCATCGGCTGAAATGTCGTTCACGTAAAGCGTCCAGTCTTTCAGAGATGATGCATCGCCGATCGCGTTCCACTGCTGATACAGGCATTTTATCGGCGTCATGCGCGCCGCCCCGCGCCAGCTTTTCAGTGTCTGCCGGACATGCTCCGTCGCGGCGACAAAAGTAATCGTCATGGATATGACCGCCGTTCCGTCCTGCGCAGGCTCGGTCACGCTGAACCGCGCAGGCTCGAACGAGTTGCCGCCAAACGTCGCCGGGCGAAACAGGTTATTGACTACCCGGTAATAACCAAACGCAGGGTGATAAAACTCCACCGTCTGTTTGATGTCGCTTGCTGGCCGCCGCTCCTTCCACTCTCTCAATGTCGGCATCAGTCAGCCCTCGGCATCACTTCGGTGATCAGGTAATCCAGCCAGTATCCATAGCCAGGCTGGGCCTCAACGATCCAGTCGTCATAGTCCTCGGTAATGTCCTCGATACCGTTGCTGATGACCGTTGCGGTCCAGGTGACGACGCTGCCGTTTTTGCTGGTCTGCACCGGCATATCGACGAAATGCAGCGTCTGCTGCTGCACGCCCTGCGTATCACCCAGGTCGATCGGCATCTGGAACCAGTTACGCCCGCGGTCGCAGTATGTCGGCGAGCGCAGCCATGACTTAAACCGCTCGGCCTGGGCAAGCGTGAATATCCACTGCAGCGTCCAGGTTGCTTTCAAGTCAGTAGTAATCGGCGTGATTATCAATGGACCGACTGCCGTCTGCGTCGTCTGCCAGGCTGTATCCTGCGTCATGTTCTGATCGGCGCGCTGGGGAAGCGGCAGGAACGGAGGGTATTGAACTGTTGCCACGTTTCCTCCGGGCATTAAAAAACCCGCCGGAGCGGGTTTGGTTTAGTTATTCAATTGCCTGCGGAGACTTAGGAGTATCTTCGATTATAATGTCGAATTTTTTGATGTCCCCATCCTGAGGCGTAATCTTAAATTCAGAGTTAGCCGGGATGATCCCCTCCACAACACTCCCGTTAACCATTTCCAGACGGAATTTTACCGGTCTGTTTTGGCGGAAAATGGTCGTCTTGCCTATCTCCATACCCCTACTAAAACTTTCTCCAGGCCCATAGATATTATCTTTCCCCATCAAAACGCTCCATTTGCTTTACGAGATAACCCAAGCGTCGATTGTAGCGTGCTGATGTAAGGCCCATTGCGTTCCGCATCAGAAATCAGGAATTCCAGCACATAATTACCGTCATTCTGAGTGGCCCCCATGTATTGCGGCTCAGCATTGGACGCTTGATTGTTGATGACTACCTGAACATTCAACCCGCCGCCGCCCTGCATATCCTTATTGCTGATGACCTTTCCGTTATCGCCGGGGATCATGTACTGCTTTCCGGTGCTGGCCTGGTAGATCTCTGGCTTACCTTTCTCGCCGACCTGATACAGGCCGCCGGCTGATACCGGGCCGCCGTTGTAGCGAGCGCCGGCAAGCGCAAGCCCGCTGGCAAGCCCAACTGTCGAACTGATACCAGCTGCAGCAGGGCCAGCGTTAGCACCGAACGAGGCGAGCGATGCCATCGCGGCCGCCGGAGCCCAGGCGGACGCGGTAGTTGCCGCCAGTCCGACTGATGTCGCCACCGATGCGGCACCGAGCGTCTGACCGAGGATATAGTTTTTCAGCGCTTCTACGCCCACCTGGACAATGCTGTTGATCACGCTGTTCAGGATGGTGTTGCCGAGCGACCGCATCGCCTCCTGTGCTGACATTGTGCCGGTTAGCAGGCCGGTTATGGCATTGGAGGCATTCCCGCTAAAGGCATCCACCGCACTCGTCAGCATGTTATAACCGAGGCTCTGCTGGCTGAGGATTTCCCATTGAGCTGCGATCCGCTGCTGCTCATACTGCCGGTCAGCGGCATTTTTCAGCGCTAATGCATTCTCATGGGCGAGAACTCCTTGTTGCTCGAACTGCTGAATCAGCGCCAGCTCCTGCGCGTGTTGATTGGCCAACTGCTGCACCGGGTCAACTTCGGCAAGTGCCTGCTGGGTGGGATTAATCACCTGCTGAGAGCGTATTTTGGCGAGGTTGGCCTGATGCTGAGCCTCCAGCTGCTCACTGGTCTGATTGTACTGCTGCTGAGTGATTTTTTTGGCGGCCAGTGCAGTTTGCAGATCTTTAACATCCTGCTGGTAAGACGCATTCTCTCTGGCTTCAGGGAGCAGTTTTTCTGCCGCAGCCTGGGCTTTGAGGGCATTAGCCGTATCCCATATTTCTCCACGGTATTTACCGGCAAGAGCAATTTGCTCTTGGGTGGCTCCCTTACCTAGTGATTGCTGAGCCTGTAATACTGCCTGCTCCCGGCTTAACTCCTGCGTTGAGCCAGCAGCGAGTTCTGATTGCTGCTTCAAGTTGGCTAGTTTTTGGGCTACTGACTCCTGCTGGTTAGCAAGTTTCTTAGCCTCAGATTCCGCCGCCTTATCTTCCTTCTTCTGATCCTTTCTTGCCTGAGTGTTTCTCTCTGTTGCAGCATAATTATCCTGAAGCCTTTTGATTGCTATCTCATCTGTAACGCCTGCATCCTCAGCATCATAGGCCGCCTGCTGCCTGGCTTTTGCTTCCCCCTCCAGCTTTGACAAGGCAAGTCGGCGCTCAGCCTGCTTAATTAGCTTCTCGCCTTCTTTCCCGCCCCAGTTTATTTTCAGACTTTCTGAGTTGAAGGCTTTCAGGGCCTGCGTTGATTGGCCGAGTTTTTCAGCCAGGAATGCATGGGTTCCACCGAGGAATGACGCTTGCTTTTCTGCTTCAGCGATAGCGATTGCGTTATCTCTGGCAGCCCTCATCTGATCAACAATGCCCTGATTAACTTGAATGTTAATTAGGTGTAATGCGTCTTCAGTTTGCTTAAGAGTGGCTGTCGCTCCATCCAGATCCCTGCGCTTTTTGGCCAACTCGTTTGCGGCATCCCTTGCCTTAATCACGAAACCATTATTTTGATCTTCGGTAACTCCATATTGCCTTGCAAGCGTTGTATATTTCTCGTAATCGGATTGCAGACCTGAAATGGTATCTTTCAGATCGCTAATAGCTTCCTTTTGCGCCTCAATTGAGGTGACCGTATCAGCCCTAACGCCCTGAGCTTGAGCAAGATTCATGTCCTTGAGGCGCTTAATAACGTCAGGTACGGTGTCAGCAAAAGCTATTGCCTCTTTTCTGGCCTCAGCCTGTCGCTGTGAATACAGATACCAGCCAGCGGCAACAATGGCTATTACGCCAATGGGCCCACCCAAAGGAGCAGTAACCGAATTCACTACCTTCATTGTGTTTGCAAAAGTTATACCCGTAGCGGCCACTTTGGCTTGTGATGCCGCTAGTGCATTATTAGCCAATGCAGCTTCAGCGGATGTTGCGACATAAATCCCCCTTAGCCGTATAACGTTCTCAAGTGCAAAGGCTTCAGCGGCAGATCCTTTTGCTACATTATACTCCGCAGTTGCCAGATTTAGAGCGGAAAGGGCAGCATCTTTATCTGCTACTGCTTTTCTGGCTGTTACTGATGCCGCTGCAGCTTCCTGCTGCGCCGATTGCCTTGTCGCAACTATTCCCTGAATTGTTGCCTTCACTCTTGAGGCTTGAGCGGCTGTTGCCATTGCTAACGCGCCAGCAAACCTACCGCCCATTATTGCAGCAGCGCCAATTAAAGCTGTCCCCAGTGTCTCAAGGTTTTCGCTTATTGTAATAACAGAGTCTCGGAACCCTGCTGCGAATGATTTAACCGTCGAGTTTTCGCCAAAGAACTTCGTTACGTTGTTACCGGCCACCTGCAATCCCTTGGCGATTGAGACGGTGGTGTTGGCAAATTCTTTGCCGATTGCATCCCCTTGTGACAGAAGCCCCTTAACTACAACGTCTGTTGTCAGTTGCCCTTGAGCGGCCATAGCCCTTAACTGACCAATAGAAACACCCATCGAATCAGCCAGAGCGACCATGAGGCGGCTGCCTTGCTCTGACACTGAGTTAAACTCTTCGCCGCGCAGAACGCCGGAAGCTATACCCTGTGATAGCTGAATGATTGCGTTCTCAGCTTCCTGAGCAGTTGCGCCGGATACCGCAAATCCCTGGTTGATAATGGTGGTAAGGCGGGTTAAATCTTCTGCGCTGGTGTTGTATGTTCTGGTTCCACGCTCAAGCCGGGCGTAAAGAGTCGCCGTGCCGTTCAGGGATGACTGGGTTGCTTGTGAAACATCAAAGATCCGCTGCATAACTTCGGCCTGCGTCTCTCCAGTACGAACCGAGTTAGCGACTTTGTTATTCAGTTCAGTCCAGGCATCGGCATAACTCGCAACCTGTTGCACAGAAAGCGCGGCCAGCAAGCCTTTAGCAACGCCAGAAAGGCTGGACATTGTTCGTTCCATCGATCCAATAGAGCGCTCAGTGCGGTTAACGCTGGCTTCAAGGCGGCCCATGCTCCCATTAAGACCGTTCAGTGCCGCATCAACTTCTCTTCGCGCTGCCAGTAAACGCGAAGTATCCATGTCGACTTCGTAGATAACGCTGCCAGCATCAAACGTTCCAGCCATTTACTTTTCTCCGGGCAATAAAAAACCCCGCCGGAGCGAGGTTATATATGTGATTAGTTATTTCACTTGCTGATCATGGATAGCACGGCAGAAATCACATTTTCCACTTACATGAAGAGGAAATTTCTTTTGCTATTGAATCTGCTCCAGTGAGGTCAAACTCAACTACTTGCATCGTTGAACCATATGGCTCGAACCCAAGGATCATTTTTTTATGAGAGGAAATATCCTTTATGAAGGGTATGGCCTTGGGGCTGAACGCCGCCTCGCCCCCCTCTGCAGCACTCCATCTCCGTTTCTGCGGCTTTCCTCCATCAAACCTGATAGTTATTAACGGGTCATCAATTCCCATATACTCATCTACGGAAAGATATGCTTCCGTTTTTCCCTCACGGCATCGCAAGATAATGGAAGTAGTTCTTTCAATTCCTTGTCTCATATAGACATCTGGTGACCTATTAATGGCTACAACATCAGTCATATCGGTCATCTTGTTTTCTTCTTTCTTAACCTGCCAAGAGCCTTCCGTTACATATTCAGCGCCGGTTGATACCAGAGGGATAGCAGCTACACACAAAGCCAAGATCGTCTTTTTCATTTTAGGATGTGTCCGTTTTGAATGTTCAGAACAATCCTATCAGGTATGAATGGGAACGACAAAACCCGCAGTTAAGCGGGTTTGGTTATCAAGGCGGATCTCTTAGCCGATCACAAACTCAGCCTTTGCGCCTCGAAACGAGATTGTTTTGTTCCCAGCCCGACGGCAAGCGTCAGCTATAGCCTTCATGCCGTACTCGACATTACCCAGATGTTTGCGCATCGCCACAATTTCAGCCTTCGGCGCTGATACATCAAAGCCTGCCTCTTCCAGAACGTTAATCAGGCGAATGGCCGCAGATGTCGAGTTGTCACCACAAAGCATCTCCATCGTCACGTCAAAAGACGGGGCGGTTAGAGACTTCCCAAATGACAGGTTGCCACTGCGAACCAACGGGTTGTTATCGATCCACCATTGAAGCGGAATGTTTACATCAAACTTAGGTGCTGGTAGCGTTTCCTGCTTGCCAAGGAATTCACCCTCAAGAGGCACACGCGCAGCGATAGAAAGCCTTCATGGGATACCCGAAGAAGCGAAAATCGCCATTTACAACGTGCTTTCGCAAGAACTTGAAGCAATTACGAGCGCCAAAAACGAAGAAATCGCAAAGATTAATGCTGAAACTGAAAGGTTGAATGCTACTGTCGCTCAAAAAGAAATGGACCTTGCAAATATTGGCTCTGTCATAGGTGCCATAGTCGTCGTTTTGGTCTTGTTTGTTTTGTTCATCAACTTGAAATAGAAAACCCACCGTTCGGTGGGCTTCTTCTCTGTCGTTTCGGGGGGTATCTGACTATCTGTCAAACTCTTTACCACCAGTCGACTTTAAGTATATAGACTTAATGTATGGCATTTTAAAGAGCACAGCCCTATCATCCATAGCTGTTCTAAGCATCATACTACGACACATAAGGCTTACCCCGCCGGTTACTTTGATGCATAATCCATCAGGGCTTTCGAATGTACTCATTTTCCCCTTCTTCCACATTATAAACGTTGCACCTTCAGGGATCGCGCCAATTGGCTGCACAGCAAAAAACGAAATGCTTGTGTATACAAAAATTGAAAAAGCGATAAGGATAACAACGATCACAGATATTGTTTTTTTCCACATAGCAACCTCAGCAACCAATAGTTTCGCCTGAATTTGTTATTGTGCACGTATTTCCATCACTGTCGGAACTATGGCAGCCTGAGGAATCACACCAACTTTTCACTGAATACTGATTCCCATCAGAGTCACTAGAAAACACCTCCGTCGAACCATCAGAATGATTCCTTGTTCCAGATGTTACAGAGTAATTATTACCTTCAGTATCGTAAGATGAGATGGTTGTGTCCCCGTTAGCCGCCTCGCTAGTACTCGTGCAAACACTGTAACCATCTGATCCAACGCACTCATCTGCATATGCGTAGCTAAAGAATCCGCTTAATAGAAACAACAATACAATCTTCCTCATATCCCTATCCCCACTGGTTAGTTTTGGACAGATTAGCAGGGATATGAGGGAGTAAAAAGCCCACCGTGGTTGGCTCATTTCTTCTTCTCTTCACGTTTGCGTCGTCGCTCTTCCCGCAACTCCTCTCGGCGTAAATCATCAAACACCTTTACGATCGCTTTCATCATCATGAAATTGACGAAGTGGTGATTAACGCAGCCGTGAATGCGTAACAGCTCGGTGAACTCTTCAGCCGATCGCAGCGCCTCCATCATGTTCTTCTCGCCTTTCATGAACTCCGAGAAGTCGCGCCCCGCTCTGGAGGCGCATTCAACAATACGGTTATTCATGGTCACGCCGCCGCATACAGCAACTTCATTTGTCCCTTAACGGGGAACGCAGCCATGCAGCGGGCTTCGAAGTCCTTCTGGTCAATGCTGCAACTGGCAATGTTGGTAACGGCGATCAGTTGCAGCTCGACCTTCTCCAGTGCATCAGGCTTAAGATGTTGGTGAATCTTCTCCTTGCTGTCCCCGGCGGCTTGTTTGGCTGCCTGATAGACATAATCAGGAAGTGCTACACCGTACACCCAGCGAGAGGTGATCTGCCCGAACAGAGCCGGGCAACCGCCGACATGACCAAAGTAAGGAAGGCCGGACATTTTCGACAGTGCTTGATAGAACGGGTCTTTAAAGCGCTTCTCCCAGGACGTTGGTTGCTGGCACACCATCAGGCCGACAATCTGATCCTCGGTGAGCTGGAAGTTTTTACTCAGCAGAAGATTTTTAATGTGTCGGTCACAGGCGCGGGCGAATTTTACTGACAACCAGCGGGCGAATTCCACCACCAACTCCGGATGAAGCCAGGTCCCGCCGTTTCGCCCTTTTTCCACTCTGACTAAAAGGGGAGAAAAATCCTCTTTTACGCCAGAGCTAGCAATTCCAAGCTCCTCAGCCAGTTCGGCGATATAAATTTTTGTCGCCTCAGTCTTTAGCCAGTCCTTTGGAAGCTTGCCGTGATGCTTTGCAGCAACTGTGGCATTGAACCAGCAATCTGCTGTAAAAGGGAATGAACGGTCATCGTAATTCATAGGGATGATATTAGACATATCGGTAATTACCTTTTAGTGATGAACCTTGTCTCACAGGAATCCGGCCCACAGAAAGGCACCGACAGCCAGCCGGTATCCTCAAGGGTCATCCTGAAAGGTTCTGTGTGAAATGCGCGTGAGATGCGCGGTGAAATTTGGGTATAAAAAAGCCCCGGACTATACCGAGGCTGGCTTATTGGTTGGCTTTGGCCTGCTTCCGTTTGCGTCTTGCAAAGTACGCATCTGCTGCATCGTCATACTCTTCCCTGGTATACCCTTTCTGATCCGGGTATTTGGCGATGAGCATTAACTGAAACTCGGTCATCGTCAGGTTTTCAGCTTCCTCTCTGCTGATCCCGAAGTGGTTGCGTGCAGCGATGACGTAATCGGCAGCCCGGAACTCACTGGTTTTTTCATTTGTCTCATGGCGCTGAAGTTTGCGTACTTTGGCCTTTCCGATAATGCCGTGCATCATCAGACTTTGTGCAAGGATGACCATATCCTGCGGATTCATGACGCCCTTATGCCACACAAACGCCCTTCTTTTGGTTTTGCCGGGCTTCATCCAACCAACCAGATCACCTATGTCATCATTGCAGCAAGCGGTGAGGACCGTGTGGGCGGCCAGTAGAGATTTCTTATCAAGATGTAAAGCAGAAAGGTGTTTAGCCAGCCATTCAGGCACTCTGCCGTACGCTTCGACAACCCTCTGAATGAGAGGTGTTATTTCGTCGTTGCAAAGGTCATAGAACGTCTGAACTATTTCTGCTGGCTCGCCAATGCGCGACATAGCCATGAATGATGGCCGGAAAAAATAATCCCGGCCCCCGACGGTTACCAGGCATTCTCCCAGCTCTTTTAGCGGAACCATTTGCTGCCTCCTGTAAACAAAATCAAGGGCAGGATCCTGCCCTTTGTTTTGCTTACGCCGTGACAGTAACCACGTGGGTAGCCACGAATTCACCATCAACCGTCTTCACAGTAATTGTTGCTGTTCCCGCCGTTGCACCTGACGGCGCTGACACGGTTACCGTATTACCAGTGATGGCAACGGTTGCACGTGCCGGCACGGATGAGCTGGCTGTGAACAGTTTGTTATCAGCATCTTCCGGTGCAATATTCACTGCGAATGTAGTACTGGAGCCAGCAGCAATAGAGCTGGTCGTCGGCGCAACACTTACACCGGTAACCAGAATGTCACCATCAGCTTCGGTGATCTGGAAAGTCTGACCGTCAGCCAGTTTGAACTCAAAGCTGTAGGTCACGATTTCTTTCACACCACCGCCGTCACTGGCTCCTGATGGGACCATATAGCCGATGTGGTAATAATCGCCCCAGTGGAAACGCATCCATACACCTGGCTGGCGGCGGGCACGAACCTCATCGACGATGTATTTCACGAACTGCTGAATGCCAAACTCATCAGTGCGGTCTTTAACGCGAACCTCCCCTTCGATGGAGTAGGTCGGGTCCAGACTGGCAATCAGGTTTGAACTGAATCCGCCGTTATCAGCATCAGAGGTCAGGGCCTCCGGGCTAAGGTCCCACGTTGCCGATGTTGGCAACCCCATCAGTTTCCAGTCGCCTTCCGCCGGAAACTGGTCGGCACAGCCGTAAGCCAGTTCCAGCGTCTTAGCGCGACCAATTAGTTGTCCGTTGTCGGAGCAGCCTTGCATCGTTGCTTACCTCGCTTTAGATAATAAAAAAGGCCGCTCCAGGCGACCTTATGTGGTTTTATTCGGTGTTATCCGCCAAAGAGGCAGGCGAACTGCAGGCGCCACACCATACGCCCCTCGGCTGTGATAACAGGCGAAGGAATTCCGCCCATGTTGGATATCTGCCCAAGGCAGGTGTGCGTCATCGGGTTTTGCTGCACGTAATCGATGATGGCCTGAGCGTCGTTCTCTGACTGCGCATAGTCAGCAGATGCCTTTCCCTTGCTTATCACGTCCACCATGACGTAGTAATCAGCGGCCATATCATGATCTACTGGCGTGCCACCATTTGGTCGGAACACAATAAAGCGGTCAGATGCCTTGCCGGTATCATTCCATGACAGTGACTGAACGATGTATCCGGCAGTCAATCCTGACTCAACAAAGACATTTCGAACCCGCCTGTGCATAGGAGGCGTCATAGCTCCATCTCCCTGCGTATAACTGCGTCAACTCTGTCTCTGGCGTTTTCAGCACCTTTCTCAAGGAATTTTGGCTCGCCTGATGTGTCCCATATATTTCCACGGGAACCGGGCGCTTCGCCTTTTCTTACAGGGCGCGGGGTGTTTTTTCCAAGATGAATACCTTTGGCCTCATGCACGTACGCCGCATAATTTGCAGAATAACCAATTCTCCCGGTTAGTCTGGTGCCCTTGATAACAACCTCTCTAAACTGAGAGTTAACCAGAGTGCTGGTATCGATAGGAACCAGCACCGCGGACTCCAGCCCAATCTCAAACAGAGCAGAGTAGAGCGCCCGCATGGTTTTTCGCTTTTCGATATTATCAATCAGCCGGTTGATATTATTGCTGACCTTGGAGACTCCCCGAACTTTAACGCCCATAATCAGACTCCCGTTATAAGTGCGAAATCGTCCGCCAGTCGCTCGAACGTATCTGCGAACTGGACGATCTGCCGAATCTCATCGGCCTCATCCGGCGGAGCCGCATCGGTCGACGCGCCAATCAGGATGTAATCTCCCTCCCGCGCCGTTGCGTACTCGGTCCATATCGTGTTTTTAACCACGATCTCCCGGCCAAGGTCACCGATTTTTGCAGAGAGACCACCCTGGTAGTCGCAGAGGATAGCGATCGGTGCTTCCCACCCGTACGGCTGACCTCCGCCGTCGGTATCACTACCGTCAGCATCGCGTATACGCCGCCAGATTGTCGCCGTCGCGGTGTATGACCAATTAGCTACCGATGACATCAGTCATCCCTCCATCGCAGCACAACAGCACCTGTGGCGCGTATGCGGTCGCAGTTAATGAACCATACTCCGTCGCTTTTCACGTACGCCGTCGTTTGCTGGCCGGTATCAGTGATCACCCACACCCGGGTAAACGTCCGCGGCAGCCGTTGCTGAACTGAAACCCACGCCATTAGCAGCCCCCGACCACCATAAACAGGCCCACACTGTTGCCGGCGCTGATCGGTAGTTCACTGGTGCAGCCGCTGGTATCCAGTTTCGCCAGAGAGTCGCGCAGCCAGGTAATGCCGTCGTCTCCGTAATCGAACGAGCGCGACGCTCCTGATGGCGCCCCCTGCGATTTTATTCGCCGGGCACCGGATGACGTCGCCATGAGCGCAGCGGCATACATCAGAATGAGCTTTGCCGTACAGTCGTCATACCCCGCACCATCGAGGCACGGGATAATCTTGTTCACCACGCAGAGAATCGGATCGAGCAGCGAGGAGGGAATGGCGTAACCCAACTCACCGAGGAACGCCTGCACGTCTGCCGCTGTGATTGGGTCAGCCATGGTTATTTCGCCTTCTTCGATTTGCTGGCAGATTCTTCCTGCTGCTCTGCCTGCTCTGCCTGCTCTGCCTGCTCTGCAGCATCATTGCCCGGTGTAGCCACTTCCAGCACCTGATCTTCATCACTAATGATTTCAACCAGACCGGCGGCCGCCCAACGCTTAGCGACATCGCCGCTTACCGAGACCTGCGCGCCAACCTCCAGCTTCTGGAGATTGGCACCGGAAATCAGGTTATCGCGAACCACTTTTACCAGTGCCATAAATACCCCTTAGCTATGCGCGTAAATAACGGATTTGCGATTGTTGATGTCGGTCTTAACCATCAAGCCCATCGCACCCCAGGTGCGCCAGACGTAGTCACTGTTATAGAACTGGCGAGGGTCAGCAACGGTGCCGACCGCCTGGCCGACAATCGGAGCGATAACGCCGGCGGTAAGCGGAACAATCAGGATCTGGTTACCAGACAACTGCGCATCTTCTTTGATGGCTGCAATGCCAGAAAGCTTCAGCAGCTCCTGCAGGATGGTGTCAGACTGGTAGTTGTCGCTGAAGTAGCGTTCCAGATTTGAGGTGATCTCGCCTGAAACATACCAGGTCTGCTGTGCATACTGCAGGTTGGTCAGCTTCATCACGTCGCGCAGAGCAATGGCTGCATTGCGGATTTGCTCAGCCGTTGCGCTTGAGCTGGTGAAGTCGATATTTAGGCCGGAAGCACTGAGATCGACAATCTGCACCCGCTCATCGGCTTTTACCCCCTTCCAGGTCTTGCCATCAAAAGCGATATAGTTGCCAGCAGAGTCACGGAAACCGTTGAAGACGTAATCCACGTACTGACGACGAACATCATCAACAGAGCCGCGCTGAGCGTCGGCCAGAGAAGCCAGAGCGGAGCCTTTGTTGAAAATAGGGTCACGCCACTGGAATTTGAAGCCAGAGTCGTGGATCGGAACCATCGTACCGTCGAAGGTGTACGCGCGCGCATCAAGCGCCGCACCAATCTGGCCGGACATGGAGGTATGCGCCCAGCCGCGGCCACCGGTGCGAGCATACTCGTACACGGACTCTTCAAGACGGACAGAGCGGGACAACGGGATCAGGTCGTTAAGCAGAGTGAATTCAGTAGTTGGTTCGAATTCAGCCAGCACAGTCTGATCATAAGCGCGATACAGGCGGCGGATATCGTCGACAGCGTTCGTCGCGTCCAGCGCCGGAGTGTTTGCCGCATCACCACGCCAGCGGGTGCGGGATACGAAATCAGCAACGGCCTGAGCACTCATATTGCGCGCCAGTTGCAGCTCATTGAACTGCGCCTGGTTCGCTTCGAGGTTGCCCGTCTCAGTCGCGCGTCGGGTGGAAAATACAAACATTCAGTCTCTCCTTACTTGAACACGACGCGAACCAGATCGCCTGCTGTGGCGGTCAGGGACTTGTCTTCTTCGACATAGGCAAAGATGGTTTCACCCTCTGCCAGTGCTTTAATTTGGCCATTGGCCACAGAAACCGGCTGGCCCTTGGTGTAGGTACCAGCGGCAGCTCGAACGTTGAGGAAAACGCCCGGCGTTGGCTGGATGTTTACCACCCAGTCACCGATCGCATAGGCATCGTCAACCGTTTTGCAGCGCAAATAGTCGTAGTTAGCAACGTAAAGAATCGCGTCTTCAGCGCCATCAACAGACGGTGTAGGCTTGGCTGCACTGAAAAAGATTACGGTACCCGGCAGAAACGCTGCGGCCGCAGAACCTTCACGATTAAGTTGCGGATTGGGGAAAATCCCGCCCGCGTGAATTACGTGTTTCCCGTCTTTAGCCATTTTTTACTCCGGCATTTCGCTGAAAGAATCGTTGTTGTTGACCGGACGGAATGCACCATTCAGGCCGGTAGAGGTCTGGCACTGAGCAAACAGGCCATCAAGGGCGGCGCCGTCAAGCGCATTCACCGCCAGGTCATCCAGCCCGAATTTCGCTTTTACGGCAGCGCGTTTTTCGCCTTTCTCTTTGTCAGCGTTCACGGCAAGGCCTGACTTAACGGCTGCCAAATCATCAGCAAATGGCTTAAACCATACCGGCGCTTCTTCGCTGTTGCTGGCCTGCTCTTTTTTCTTAGGCTTGCCGGTGGCGGGATCGATTTCGTCGTCGCCATCTTTCTTGGCTGCCGCCTTCTCTGCCGCTAGCTGGTTGTAAGCGTCCATCAGTTCGGCATCGGACTTGCCTTCAGTCGGCTTACCCGCGGCTTGCAGCGCATTGATAATCAGTTCTTTCATCGGATCGTTCTCTCCGTTGGTTTTAATCTCGTACTCAATGGGTTTGCGCACGACTTCTACAGGTTCGCCGACAAACACGGCTTTGCCGTCGTCATCGATGAGGTACTTCTGTTTGAAATACTTGGCTTCATCGCGGTAGATGAAGCTGTCTGGCCACACCGTTTCTGGCCATAGCCACTTATCTTCTGTGTCACCCTCACGCAGCTTGTCGCTGATAGCGCGTGAAATGTCGTCAAAAGAGAAGTTGGAGGCGTTGGTGAAGAAGAATTTGGTCTTGTTGAGCAGACCTTCGCGGGTGCAGTCGATACCATCAGCAAGGCGAGCAACTTCGATCTGCTGCTCATGACCTTCTGAGTTGACGAAGATGCCCACGCCTTCTTCCGGAGTTCCGGCGCCAGGCTCATCGAGCAGCACCGCCACATGGTCAAACATCATGTTGGTGGCGATCTCGTTGTACTTCTTGCCCTTTGACTCGCCATTAGCGGCAATGCCGGAATACAGGAGTCCTGTGGAGATGTGGATGGGTTCTGAGTTGGTACCGGCGATCATCTCATCAAGGCGATTAATCAGGCGCTTGCCCTTCTCGCTTGACTCGGCGTACTGGCGGTTAACGTACATATCGCCCGTCACCTTCCCGTCTTCGTGGCTGACGTTCTGCAGCCATGCGCCTACGTGATATTCATTCACCGCCCGGACATCGCGAGCAGACACATGCTTGCCGTCAACCTTCGGGTGGCCCAGCGGCATGGGGTTACGCTCAAGCGTGTTGTAGGCCTTTTCGATTTCTGCTGCCGGGTACAACTTCCGGTTCATCACGATATCGTCCACGACAGGCGTGATGCCGCGAACCACGATATGTGGCTTGCCGTCGATGGTTTCAGTTGAAATGTTCGAAGCGGAGTTGACGACCGACAGCACGTTAACGCGGTTGCGTTTCATGCTTAGTCCTTACCGATAGGGATAAAAAAACCCGCCATGTGGCGGGTCGTGTTACTGCATATTTGAGAGGATCAGCTCGCTGTGTCGAATCTTTCGCGCCGCATATCTCTTTGTGGTATTAATAAAAAGTATTGACTAAAAAAGAGGGTTGTTAGATGTATAAATATACCGTTAGTTACACATGCAATGAGAAGGACTTCGATTTCATTTATCAGCACGAATCTGCAGCGTTCCCAGACCCTGAGAATATGTGGCATTTGGCTGCGGCGAATTTGCTCGAATATCACTCCGAAGAAATACCTATGACTAAAATTAGATTGACCGCTATCGTATTGATTAGATGATCATCATGCGGCTGGCTTGAGCCACTGTTCACGTTCTTTCGCCAGCTTCTCAGCCAGCCCTTTGTTAAATATGCTGCCGTCGTCGTTGAGCAGCACCGGAATCTGGCTGCAATAGCAGTTGTACCGGTTGCCGTTCTCGGCGTAGAAGTCTCGCACCTGCTCGGTGGTATAAACCTTGCCGTGACGGCTGGCGTGCCAGCTGCGCGTCGTCGGTTTGAGCGCAGATATCCACAGCAGGCCGGTATTCAGCCCAAGCCGATCAGCCGCCCAGTCCGTTTCGTTCCATTGCGCCTGGCGAAGCGCGCCTACCTGCTCAGTCTGAGCGATGGTCTTCGCCTTCGACATCGACACATCAAGGCGCTTGCTTATCACCTGCGCCGTTTCGCGGGGATTCACACCGCGCCCAACGGCATCCGCGATGATGTTCGCCAGGTCACCGCGCGCCCGGTCAGCTTCCAGCTTCCAGTCGCTATACGTGCTGATGTAGGCACTGGCGATCTGGTTCTGGTATGCAGGGCTGCTTAAAAGCTGCTGAAGCGTCGTCTGGCTGGCGTACACCTGCGACTGCTGCGAGAGGTTGTTGAAGGCCTCCAGCGTTCCGCGCTGCGCCTCTGCGGCGACGTAATCCATCGCCCACAGGCTTTGTTCGCCGCCTTCCAGCAGGTAATCGTCGAGAATAACCTGTACCGCTTCGAGCAGGTCGGCCAGTTCCTGCGCTGACATGTCGTAGATGAACTTGCCAGCGTTGACCTGGTAGAGCGTTGGCTCTGCACCGTTAACGTGACACAGGAAATGCCAGTTGTGGCTGTTAACCTCTCGCTCTCTCCCGGTCAGGCGCTGGTCAAACAGTGCTTTCAGAGCACGCTTGATGCCGAGATACCGATCCTCGATATCCCGGAACATCGCGCTGACCTGCTTCGCCGATCGCGTCGGGTCAACCTTGCTGCGCGGAACTATCGGCAGCCCCACCTTTGCCGTCTGCTCCGGTGTCATCGGCCAGTGGATCATCGGTTGTCACCTTGTCATTCGGGTTAGGTGGTTGCTTTGGCTCAGGTAGAGGGTCGAGGCCTACAATCTCGCGAAGTTCGTTGGCCGTGAATGGCGGCTCGCCTCCGTAGAATCCAGAGGTTTTCTGGACGATATCGGCCAGTTTCGATGCGTTCTCGATTTTCTCTTTCTCGCCCGGAGCCAGCAGGTCGGTCCATGAAATGGTGACCTCTCCATTTGTCGGCGGATCGATAATGCCCAAGGTCCAGAAGCGTTCCAGCAATGCGGTGATTCGGTCAGTCAGGAATCCATTGCGGCGGGTATTGCGGCGAATGGCCCAGTCTGTTTTATCCTCATCGCTCGCCAGGTGCCCGGTCTGCTGTCCAAACAGAATGGTGAACGGGATTTGCACTGATGCCGCCAGCTCGTTCGCGGTGACCTCCCACGTCGGCCCCGGGTCGCCGGGTGTCACGCTCAGAACGTGCATCTGCCCGGCCTGCATGACCGCCGCTGCATCGGTGCCGCGGTTAAGCTTGTTGACCTTGTCGCCCATCGCTTCGCCGAGGTCGGCATAACCAGCCTTCTTCGCCAGATCGGCAAGCGTGGCCATGTCAGTTTCTTTGCTGAACTCGACCGCGATCTGCCGGCTGGCATTCTTCAGGAAGCCCTCAGCACCACCGCCGGAAATCTTCTCAAGGTCGAGCCCTTTGTTGTATCCGGCCTCAAGCAGCGGGATACCCGACAGAACGTTGTCATCCTCTGAGCCTTCACAGAACAGGATTACCCTGCTTGGATGCACAGGCTCACCGCGTGTCGGTCCAACGAAAGCCTCGTCTCCAACCGGCTGCTCGTTGAAGTTGAACATCTTCGGCTGGCCGAAGGTCTCGGACTGGCGATCGTTATCCCATTCGGCAACTGTCAGTTGCGGCTCCCACACAGGGATCAGCTTAACCAGCGCTGCCTCGCCGAGACTCCTTACAAGGGAAGTGTCGACTTCCTCATTCCATGGCCGGTTATCTTTGATCTGCAGTAACAGCGCGGAGTAGCGCCCCACCATATTGCGGCGATCGGCATCCTTCACCTTCGGCCACCATTTCTTCATGAACCTGGTGACGTTCTTTTCCCACTGGTTGGTTTTCTTCGCCTCCTGGGACTCATCACCGTCAACGATTACCGGATAGTCCTGCCAGCATCCATCCAGAAGACGATGCACCACTGCGAAACCTGCGGCGTTGCGGCGGTACATGTTGTAGAAGTCATGGAAGGTAATGGTTCGCGGGTAGCCAAATTCCTGATAGAGCGTCGGGCGCTTGGTATTGCCCCCGCCGATCCCGATGGCATTCAGGTAATTCGCTCGCCGCATTTCAGTGGCGAGATTGTTCACAGCCAGTTGAAGGCCGTTATCTTGTTCGCTCACTGGCGATGCTCCTTAGAAGAATACTGTGCCGACCTGCTTGCGGTTGTTTTTCGCCACGGCAAAGTAGCGAAAGCTGTCGGCGCCGTGCGATGTGAAGTCATGAAGGGGTTTGTCTTTCCAGCAGCCGCGCTTGTCGTCCCACTCCTTGCGGTAACCTTCGAGGTGGGAGATGCCAACAGCGCACTTCTCCTCATCGAAAACGCAGGATTTGAGGATTTCACGCACCGACTCGATGCCGGTATCGATCCCCGCTTTCGGCACAACGCGGAAGTTCATCGAATACATCCGGCCGTCAATCTCGTAGCCCTCGCGCGCCAGCTCTTTGCGAGACTTCGCATCAGCTGCAAACTCGCGGTTCTCGATGTCGTGCGGCCCCCAGTGCTCACCGTACTCATAGCCGCGGTCTTTCAGCACCTTCATGTAGTGCCGAAGCCCTTCGCCAGAGTTTTCGTAGTAGTCGATGACGTGGAACTCTTCGCCGACCTCGCGAACGAACCAGATCGCCGTGGAGTCGCCCACACCAATATCCCAGAACGTGTGAACCGGTAGATGTGAGTTATCCGGAATTTGGCCGATCCGCTTGTTGGTATAGAGCCAGCGGAATTGTTTGGCGTAGTACGCGCCCTCGACCGACTGCTGGAACGCCTCTGCCGGAATGGTCGGGTATTCGCGCTTCATGTCGTCGCCGAGCGTCTTTTCTTTGGCGTAATACCACGCCTTTTGACGTTCGTTAACGACTATGCCGTGTTTCGCCTCCATCTCAGCAAAGTATTCAAGCAGGCGCGCCGGCAGCGGTTCTACCGGGTCAATTGCGTACTGCGGATTCTTCCACCAGGAGAAGAAGAAAAACTTCCAGTCCAGCGCAGATAATGGCTTCCCCTGTAGTAGCGCTTTTTCTGCCGTCTGGCAGTAGTCGAAGAAGTAACCCGCCCGGCCTTCCGCTGTGCTCTCGATAGTTGCGAAACAACCTGTCGATACCGCCTCAAATGCACCAGTGACTATTTCCCGGGCTTTATCCGGATACTTGGCGCATATCTTTCCGAACTCGGAAACGTGCAGGTAACGCAGCGTGCCGCCACGAAATGAGGTGCTTACGTAGAGTGATCCGCCCTTCTTAAAGACCAGCTCACCGGCCGAGTCGTTACTCGCCGGGTTGGCTGCCTTTATCTCGGCCGGCAGCTTGTCGTAGGCATATTTCACCTTTTCCCGGAACAGGCGCTTTGCGTCATTCAGCGTGTGGGCGATCAGCGCGCACTTTGCCGACTCGAACAGAGCAGCGTCGAGCTGGATGATGCACACTTCTGTGGTGAAGCCGAGCTGGCGAGCTTTCAGGATGATGTTGCGGGTGTGAATCCCCTCGAAGTATTCCCGCTGCTCCGGCGTCATTCTGAAGCGGGTCGGCTTACCTTCTTTGTCGGTGATCCAGTAAAGATTGTTCAGCCGCCAGTCTTTATCAGCTAGCAGCTTGAGATGCTCAGGCTTCATTACGCCCCCTGAGACAAGGAATCCATCAGTTCAGAGAGTTGCTTAACAGAATTGTCGCCTTCCGGCCCGTCGATATCGTAGGCCTGCCGTTCAAGTCCGATCAGGTTCTTCAGCGCTTCGCTGAGAGCTTTCACCGATTTAACGCGCTCCGGCATGCTGATGACCTTGTGGTAAATCTCATTGAGCTTGTCCTGTCCCTTGTCGTCTGGATCAAGCATCAACTCTCCGAGCTTCTCCAGCGCGGCCACATCAGCACACTCAGCACCCAGCTCATCAAACAGGGCATTGGTTATCTGTCGGGCTCGCTTAATATCGCCGCGGTGCTCCATGCGTACCGTCGCAATCACCTCGGCTGTAGCCTCGATCAGTACGCGTTCCGATAAGGTCGCTTCAGTGCGTACCTGTTTGCGTACCTCTGCTTTGCGTACCAGATCGTCAGCACGCTCTTTCACCTTCGCATTCAGGTCGCGCGACCAGTCGTCACGCTTTGCTCGCTTACGGATAGCGCCTTCGCTGATGCCGTGCTGCGATGCAATTTCACGGAGGGACATCACCCCGGCCCGGTACGCCGTCTCGATGGCCTCCCAGTCGGGTTTGCTCATACTCCATTCCTTATTTATCTGTTCGGCACCACCACCTTAGAGGCGCGCCATTACTGCTTTCTTTTCGCCTGAAGGCGTGAGTGGATTTGTCTCCTATAAGAGACAAAGGCTGTTCAGAAGGAATTAGGGCCCACTATAGAGACCTTGTCCAACGTGCGGCGGATTTAATAGTGGCGAGTATAGATACATCACCGCGTAAGAATTTAATGTTACCGGAGTAGGAACAGCCACGCGGAGGGAAAAGTTACACAATAGAACGCACCACACCATCAACTAACCAAGGAGGTTTAATGTCTCACATCGAAATTATTCAACTGATCGATTCATATGTTGTACTGGCGACCGACATCATTTTTCTCATTATCGCTTACCGTAAATTGATTGCCGACCATTCTCGACGCTCCTAATCCCCGCCTTATCCAGATTGCACTGCCCCAGCGCAGAGTAAAGCTTCGCGTTTAACTCCAGACTGCCCTGCCACCTGAACGGAACAACCATTCCGGTGATCGGTGTGTCTACTTCGCTGTTAGACATAATAGCCACCCATAGGTGGCTAAAGAGCCACTTATTGAATACGAATTAACGAAAACTTCAGCTCATGCGACCTTAATTTACCGGCCGAGGATTATATTTTCTGATTTCGGCATCAATGTCCCATGCGGTTATATCTTCATTAGTTGCGATGAAGAAATGAGCCCCATCACCTCTTGTATGCTCATAAACCGGATGGGGTTCCACTTTTTGCTCTACTACATCGGCAGGGTGATCCCTGGTATAGAATTTTGCCAATGGTTGATGCTTGCTAGGGACTTCTAAAATAGCAGTATGCGGGCCAACAAACACAGACCCATGATGCTCCCCACCAATGACTAGGTACTCGTAGCTTTTAGATTCTGACATAGTTATTTCCTCGCGAAAAATGAGCAATAACTATCGCATAGTTTTTGAGGACACGCATTATCGAAGCCCCTCAATGAAGGACTTCTGTAATGTGGGCTCTTATCTCAGCGCAGCCCCTTACTGCGTGCCGGATGCTCATCTTCGAGCGCCAGCATTGAGATAATATGGCTGACCTTAAACCAGCCAGGCCTCTCCGACAGTCGACAGAGCCAGATCGACAGGAGAATGAAGAGTATCAACATCGTCACCTCAGACACTGCGTGGTTATGTATTCCGGCTACTGGCTGATTGCCCGGTAGTAGGCCTGCCAGCGGTACTTATCCAACCGCAGTTGTCGCAGACATTGGGCGGTTTCGACGTCCGACTGGAGATCTTCGTCGGTATCCTTCCCTGCGTCACTTGCTTTGCACGGAGGGCCCATCAAATCCTGGGATGGTGTTGGCAGCGTCGATAGCTCGCTGGCGCAGCTGCACAGCATCATCGTCAAACCGGCACACAGTACGATTCGGAGACTGGACATATTTCACCACGTCGCGGGTTATGGTTCGGTAGATGACCTTGCCCTCTTCTGTAGCGGCAGCGGCCTTTTGCTCAACTGGCTGGATAGTCTTTTCGGCTTTCTCTTTTTTCTTCGCCGCAAGGGCGTTGATATGGTCAGCGTGAGAATTCCAGCCAGAACGCCACGAGAAAAAGCAGGAAAGCAGCAGGATGACTACAGCGCTGATGATTGCGGTTAATCGGCTCATTTCTGGCCCCACTCGCAGACTTCACGCTCAATCTCGCGCCTGGTGATCAGTCCCTTCCACTGCTTGCCTCCGGCATACGTCCAGCGCTGCAGTTCCTTGCACGCGCCCGGCACATCTCCAGCATTCAGTTTCTTCAACAACGCGGAGCTGGCGAAAGCGCCAGAGCCAACGTTATAAGTGAATGAGTAAAGCGCGGCGCGGGTAGGATCAGGAATGCGGACTTTGATGAGCGGGTCAATGGCGCTTGCCACCTTCCGCAGATCTGCCTTCAGCAGGTTGTCGCATTCCCTGTCGGTGTAGCGGTGGCCGCGGCGAATATCGGAGCCAGTGTGGCCATCACAAACAGTCCAGACGCCGACAACATCCTGGTAGGCGTAATAACGCCTTCCTTCCAGTCCGTCTGCATTACCAAGCATGACGGAAGCAATAGCGATCGCGCCCGAACCGCCGGCGATCGCACCAATCAGCTTATTCCTCAGCGTCGGGTTCATCTCGGCTCCTGCTACGTCGGTTGTCTTCGCGAATCTTGAAGTACAAATTCGTCAGATACGTAAGTACGGCGATGACAATGCCCACCAGTACGCCGATAGCATTCCACTGCTCGGGGCTATAGGCATTTAGCATGCCGTTAAGGATGCTCCCGGCTGAAGCGCCATAGGCAGCACCAGTGGTTATCTTTTCCATGCGATACATACTCTCACCTCGCGTTGTTAGCGGGTGCTGTGCGTGTTTGAAAGGGTCAGGCCCGTCGGGCTGGATTTAACAACGAAGCGTATCGATGATGATTCCCGCGAGGCCTGATAATAAAAAAGCCTGCGGTTAGGCAGGCAATAAGCATGAGGGTAATAGCAATGTCGGTGATGACCGAAAATACCCTGGCTGGGTCTGGCGGCCTGCGACGCTGTTGCAGCAGCGACCCTGATGGATTGGATTATGAGCCCGTCATCAGGCCAGGCCATTATCTGGTGCTGGTTGACGGAATCGAACCGCCGACATCCTGCTTACAAGGCAGGCGCTCTACCTGCTGAGCTAAACCAGCAATCTGGTTCAGGGCTCTGCGCGTGTAGGGTTTCAACGTGTCGTGCAGCACGTCTCTACCCAAGAGTCCTGACCGGATAGCAGGCATAAAAAAGCCCCGGCGGGATGCCGAGGCTAATTTTACAAACTGGTATGTGACTATCATCTTCATGCCGCCACTTAAAGTTAAGGCAGCATATCAAAGTAGACTCAAATATGACGCATTTAATTGACTTTTGCAAGACCCTGCTGCGAAAAAGTCGCTTTTTGTTGTGATCGTGTTCTCACGGCGCAGAGAAGAGAGTCGCAATCAAGCCGCTTAAAAATGGCGCACATAGCCCGCCAGTAATCAGCGTAGTTATGGCACCAGTTATCAGGTTTAACGCCACACAGCGCTGCAAGATCCTGGTGCTGGTATACATACTTACCCGCCAGCTCTGCTTTCACGTCCTGTGCCGCCAGCCAGATAAGCTTCTTCAGGCGCTCCATAGTCTTGCCGGCCACTTTCTTAGCGCCGAGTTGATCACGGAATTCTTCCCATGCCCACTGTGTTATCGCTACCTGATACTCAAAGCGGATATTCTCGCTGTAGTTCCACAGCAACCAGGCTTTCTGATGATCTTCCAGCGACAGCAGAGCCCGGCGCCAACTGGCCGTCGAATACTCAACGGGCAGTACAAGAGCGATTGATGAACCCTTAGCGCGGGACTGGCTGCCGCTCATCGGCGGGCCATCCGGGTTAACCATGCGTTGCTTGACCTCGCTATAAACCTTCTTCCTTCCCCGGCTGCGCGCCGTAGCGGTGAATTGTGCGTTCTCTGCAAAGGCAATCAACTGCCCTTTCGTCGCGCCGCTCAGATCGGCGGTGGCCACTATCAGCTGCTGGCGAACAAATTCCAAGTATTGAGCTGTCATGCTGTCTCTCCCAGGCGCTTATAGATACGGACGAAATTGCGTAATATTTTGTAGTCGACCAGCACGGTGCCGGCAGAGGCGGAGCTTTTGCCAGCGGTCGCGGATGCGTTCGATAACGTCGTGGTTCATGCGGCCTCCCGCTGTTTCAGTGCTTTGAGCTTGGCACGGTACTCATCGCGGATACGAATAAAGTCTTCCCGGCGGTAGTTGGTCATTTCGTGGGGTCCGTTAAGCCAGTCGACATACTCCTGTCCGTAACGAGCGACCAGGCCAGCTTCGTATTGCTGAGCAACCGTCGACTCTTTGGCGGTGTACTTACCGGCCCCGGCATTGCACGATTTGCACTGCTTATGAGCGTTGCGCTCTTCAAAACGCAACTCAGGGTAAGCGCCGACCGTTTTGAAGTGGCCGCAGTCCCACTGGCCGCCATGCAGATCAGGCGGGTTGGTCTCGCCGCAACTGATGCATGGCAAAGCAGCATCACGAGCGCGGATGTAGGCGTTGAATGCCTTCTGAGCCTGGGCTTTGTAGTAACCGTTAGGTCTGAGCTCAGCCAATCTTGCTTTACGGCGCTGACGCCCCTCCTTCTCGGATTCACGCTGGCGCTTCACCGCCCTGGCCTTCGCCGCTTCCCGGGCTTTTGCTGTCTGTTTTTTGCCGATCGCGCTGGCGCATTCAAAACTGCATACCACCTGCCCCTCCCGGGCAGGATGGAACCATTCGCGGCAGTGGGCGCATTTACGGCGTGCTGGTTTACGCATGTGGCCTCCTTGCTCTCAGGCGGAGCCACTTCTTATCGACCAGACGGGCGGTGTAGTCTTTCAGGGTCGGGATGTCGGAAGGCTTAACTTCGACCTTGCGCTTGCGGCGCGCCGGCACGCGGAAGATGCCGCGCTCCATTACTTTGGCGAGAAGGCTGCTCATCAGGCCTCCTGCTTTTGCTGCAGTTGCTGATATTCGCAACCGTGTGGAATGGTGAGAGCCAGACCAAACTGAGCGCACCAGGCCTCTACTTTGGTCAGGAAGATGTGCATTTCGCCGGTATCAAGATCGGAGGTATGCCGGGGTTCCCACGTTGTAGTTTTCTCACCGGTGATGAAGTCGGTGTATGTCACCTCTTCACAGCCGAGATAGGTTTTTTTGAGGTTGCGCTTAACCCACTCAGGCGTTGCGTCGGTACGTCCGGAGCTAATCAGGTATTCGCTGATTTCCGCGTACCACATGTGACTAAGTGCGTTCTGGCTCAGGCTGCGCTTTTCGCGCCACTCTTTGACCTGCAGGCGCAGGCATTTCCCGTCAGAGAGATGCTCCTGAAGAATCTTGCCTATAGCGCTGAAGTTGCCGCTGTGCAGTTTGATGCCGCATTGAGGGATGTTCACGCTTCACCTCCGCAGAGGCTAAACGCTGAATGCAGAAAATCGCCGGTGGCTTTCGCCATCGGTGACAGGAATTGCTGTAAGGTTTTGTGCGCCATGTGTCCCCACTTGGCGCCGGGGTAAAGTTGTCAGTTGTCCAGACTGACGAAGTAATTATCGCCCTTCCCGGGGATAAATGCAAAATGAGCATATACGATAAAAACCCCTCCGGAGAGGGGTTTGATTTCAGCTGGAGTCTTTGCGTTCTGCGGGGGATTTAGGCATCAAACCAACCCTCGTATTCTGACTCGATAACTCGGTGGGATAAAATCTCCATGCGCCTGTCTCGCCTGTCAGATGTCGGATCAGCATCAATTTCGGCGGCCTTCTCCGCTAGAAACGCTACTGCCTTGAGGTATTCTTCTTCCCTGAAATTGCCGTAGCAAATACCGTCAGAGCAGACACGCCATACCGTTCTGCGCGGCTCTTCTTCTTTTCTGGCTATCAGGTCGCCCACGAACTCACGAAGAGAGCGTAATCGGTCAAGGTCGAAGGTTCTGATTTCATCGCGCACATTACTCACCTTTAACCTCCTGCGCCGTTCTGCGCTTAGCTCTTGCCAACAAACAACTCAGCACGAAAGTGCGGTGCTGTCGCATTCCCTCAGTCATGGCTTCACCTCCTGCGGACCGGCTGGCAGCGTATAGAATCCCTGCCCACTGCATTCCTCATACATCTGCCTGGCGGTAGCAAGGGCGCTATCTTTCTGCGCATCGTTAAGCAAATAGAAATCGTGACGGTAGCGCATAGCTATGCTGTTCAGGTGGGCTTGACTTGGAACCTTCGGCACCATCACGTAACCATCCGGAATTGCCGGAGAGTTGCCGCTTTGCGCCGGAACGACGCTATTTTGCGCCGGGCAGCAATCGGATTGCGCCGGAGATTTGGTGTGCAGCACCTGCACATTTTCGTCACTCCTGCAGATCGCTTCAGTTCCTGCACTTTTTTTTAATCCCTGCAGCATGGCGGCGCGGCAGGCCATAAGCCAATTCTGCGCTTTCTCTGTGCGCGGGATATCGTTTTCTGAGCCATTTCTGCGGCTACGGCATGCATAAACCCGGCACACACTTAGCAGGTCATCGATTTCATTTAGCAACTCATCCGGCACCACCGGCACCGGCTGCGCGTGGCGATAGAGCTGGGTGCCAACAGGAAGCGCCCTGTCAATTGTCGACGTGTCATTGTCTGGGCGGTTAGATAAAACTTCGGCCACCGGCTCGCCGTCCATTGCGGCCAGCCTGAATGCAGCCAGCTCCCTGACGATTAGATTACCAAAATCAATTCCCGCAACAGCCTCGCCACTACTGATTCTCTGAAGCAACTCTCTGTTGTCGATGCTAAATTTGCTGGTCATTGGCTGGCTCCCCGAAATAAAAATGCCTGCTGAAAACCGATTAAGAACCACAGCCCATCTGCGCGCTGGCTCATTTCGTACCAGTCCTCTTTGTTGAGGTCTGAAACGAGGTTGTCACCACAAATGCAGATATCGGTACCGCGGGGTTCTGAGTCGTATACGGCGCCCGGAGTAAACCAGGATGGCGTAGTGGAACTGACGCATATCATTTTTGTTACGGCCATCACTCAGCCTCCACCTTGATGCCAGCGGCGGCACGTTCAGCCTCGCTCTGTTCCCAAAACCACTTGTGAAGCGCCATAAGCTCTTCATCGAGCGGAGCATATTTGCGGTCGAAATATGCCTGTGCGTCTTTCTCCGCTTCATCAGGCAATTCGCCTGGCCCGAAGAGCGTGTTATAAATCCACGCCAGCCCGTTTTTAGCATCGCCAGTGGCCTGCCATTCGATGATTGCAGCCTGCATAACCAGGATATTTTTCCCGATCAGCAGATCGAGCTGCTGATAGCGCTTACGGATATATTCGTTTTGCGCTTCAAGTTCTGCGTTGCGCTGCTGCGCCTTCTCCAGCGCCTCTACCAGCGCGAGAAAGTTATTCGGATTGTCCGAGTAATCGAGATAGTCCTTTGTCTCAACGACGCATTCAGACAGCGTGATTTTGCCTTCAAGGTAGAGGTCATTGGCTTGTTTCGCTTTATGCGCCGCTGTCTTCCAGCTCTGCGCCAGTTCGGTGATATCAGTCATCGCTGTTCTCCACTCCATAATCCGCAAAATACCCTGACGACATTTTGATGAATCTGTCCTCGGTTACCGTATAGGCCTTCCTGCCTTTTCTCTCTTTCCCCTCAGGGTCAATGAGGTGGCAGGCGTAGATAATTCGGCGCTGCCACTTTCCAGGCATCTCAGCGACAGACAGAACCTCAAGGATTCTTTTCCCTTCTGCATCAGCTGTGTAAACGGCCTGGTCTCCATAACCGCAATCAGCTGGCTCAAATGCCTTTCGGCAACCACCAATCCACCTTTCATCGGTGAATACATTTCCGTCCCATTGCTGATGGTCAGTGCATACGAAAATGAATGGGTAAACTGTTTCGAACCGATCACCGGCGCGAATATCCAGCGTCTTGCTCATGCTGCACGCTCCGCCTTCTGCTTGTTGTATACGGCCCAGCTAAGGGCATCGAGTTTGCGCTGGCCGGCTTTATCGAAGAGGTGAATGCCGTTTTTGCAGGCATGATCGGCCTTAACCTGCTCTTCTAGTTGAGCTAGTTGTTCATAAGTGAGAGTTGCCAGTTTCAGGCGGTTCCAGCCGAAGTTAGGGATACGGTTGCTCATTTGTCGGCCCCCTTCACGAAAATTACCCAGTGCGTTTTGTCCGCTTTCCCTGTGCGTTGCCAGATAGCCGGCTTCTCGTCACTGAGCGCCAGAATCTGGCTAACCGGTATCTGGGTTTCATTCCATTTGAAGATGAGTACGCCGTGTGGCCGCAGCACTCTGAACGCTTCTTTGAAACCCGCGCGCAGGTCATCGCGCCAGGTGTCTTTGTTCAGGCGACCGTATTTCTTACCCATCCAGGCGTTTTCGCCAACACGTTCCAAGTGCGGCGGGTCAAACACGACAATGGGGAAAGAGGCGTCAGCGAACGGCAGCGAGCGGAAGTCGGCGATAATGTCCGGGCTGATAACCAGGCTGCGTCCGTCGCACAGTGTGTGCTGCTCGGAGCGGATATCACTGAATACAGCGCGCTCGTCCTGCTTATCGAACCAGAACATGCGGGAGCCGCAGCACATGTCGAGAATGGTTTGTTCTGTCATTTGCCGGCCTCCTCGCGCAGCGAAAAAGCCCATGCGTATTCATCAGACGTTGCGAAGTAATTGAGTCTGTCCATGGTGATTACGCCGTAACGACCACGCTCACCGATGAAGAATTCGCCGATCACATCATCGTTGTGAATTTTATAAGGCTTGCCGATAGCGATTAACGCTACTCCATCCTGCGTGCGCTTTTTAGCTGCCGTGAATGTGATGGTCTTTTCCCGTTCTGCTACACCATCAGCCTTAAAGCCGGCTACGATGCGATCGGTGGCGGGGGTTTTTAGCCCATCGCGCAGTTTTACGTATGCGCTCAGCATGGCCAACTCAGGCACGTCTTCAGCTTTCGAATGATAAGTATCAAGCGCTTCCATCATCAGCTTACTGAACGGTGCCGGCGCTGATTTTTTCAGAGCCACATTCTCCGCAGCCAGCTGCTTAAACGTTTTCGCCAGCTTCAGGAACTTCTGCTCTCTGATTGACGGCTCGCCTGCGCTCTCCAGTGAAGCGATGAGCTCGTTTACTGTTTCGATGTTCATTTTCTTACTCCCGCCAGGCACTGGTTAAACAGGTTAGTCATTGGGTTTACGCCGCCAGGACGCTGGCGATACTGAACCGATGGATCGCTTTCGGTTACAGCTGTTGTGTCGATAAGGGTGTGGCGGTAGCTCCTGCACTCACCTTCTCGCTTAACCTGGCCGTCACGGTGCATCTGCCACAGGGAGGAATTGACCACTGAAGAGTCAAGCCCGGTACCGCGGCGGATATCCTGAAAGCTGCAGCCAGGGTGCAGCGCGACGTAATTGATTACGGCTTGTTTGCCCGAGTTCTTTTTCATCAGATAAGCCCTCTCTCTTTCCCGCGCAGGTATTCATCCCGCAGCCACTGAGCCGGAGTTAACGCACCGAGCGATGCCGCGCTTGGCATACATCCGAAGCTTTTGCCTTCAGGGTGAAAACCCTGCTGACGGCTGACATGGTTTGTCGGAATAGCTTCCTGGTTGTTCTCCAGAGCCAGTACCGGCGACGGTATTTGTTCTCCGGCGGCGACTTTCAGCGCCCAGTCTTCCAGCTTTTTAGCGGCATATTTCTCGGTTTCTGCCTCGCTGAGTTGGCGCTGGTACATTGCTCGCCGTGTATCGGTAACAACCCAGTACATGACAGGGTGAGACCACGGGAAGCGCTCAGCACCGCCGGTATGCAGCCCTTTTTCACGGCTGTAACGGTGGAACTCGTTCATCACGTCGACAAGAGTCACTCCCAGCACGGTGCCGCTGTCCTTGCACCACTTGATGAACTGGCCCGGCGATGGCCAGAACGGCGATTCGCTGGCTCTCGCATGTCGCACTCCGGCGGATAACTGCTCGCGGGTGCGGATCCCGTTTTCGGCAAAAGCTGCTATCCACTGGCGCTTCGCTGTCTTCTCTTCGGCGTCGGTGCGCAGATTGGTCTGCGTTGACGCCGGGAAGATCTGCTTCAGCTGACGGAACAGAGAGTCAACCAGCCTTTCAGCTTCGAAATCGAGAAGCCTCTGCGGCTCCGTGCTACCTGCGGCCATTCTGGCCAGCGCATCACCATCGCGATTGCTGATCGCGGTCATAAGCTGAGCGGTCATATGAAGTCCTTCCAGCCTTCAGGGCTGTTCCAGTGTGGGGAATCAGGTTCGCTTCTCTGGCGCCCGGAAAGCGGATTAACTCTCGCGTTCCTGAGCCATACCCGGAATGCCGAGTTCCAGTCGATCAGCTTTGTGCCGCGGGCCTGGTGATAATCACGAAAGTTCAGCAACTCGGTTTCAATGTTGATCCCTTTCTCCGAGGCAATCGCAATGTGATCTGCCGATGGCTTGAAAGCAGGAGGGAAAGGTATTTCCCCGCTGGGTGAAATCCCGATCCGTCGCTTTGCAGCCTCGCTGATAAACTGCCCTCGCGCAGAGAGAGAGTCTGGTTCAGTGACTGGTTCAAAAGAGTGACTGGTTCTGGTGCCATCTGGTGGCATAGGGGGTGTGCCATCAGATGGCATAGGGGGTGCTATTTCATGGCATACCCCTGTGCTTTTTGATGGCATAGGGGTAGCATCAAGGTTCAGATAATACACGTTGGATGTATTACCTTTCCCGTTGTTGACCCCAACGCGATTTTCACGCTTGAGCAGCCCCATATCCTCAAGCGCATCAATATGGTTGCGAACAGCGGATTTGCTGCATTCGCACTGATCGGCGATGTGTTGATACGAAGGCCAGCATTCGCCCTTGTCGTTGGCGTTGTCGGCCAGCTTGATAAGAACGAGCTTACGCAGTGAGTTTCCCACTTTGACCCCCATTGCTTTCGCCATAAGTGACATGCTCACGTGCTACCTCCGGATTGTTTACTCTTACAGATTTACCAGGCATAATTACCTCGCAATTACCTCTTCGTTTTTGCACCTGAAAGCCGTTAGTGTTCGAGCACTGCGGCTTTCGCCTTTCTGTTCCCACTCATGCTTCAAAGTCACCTTTCTCCCCCGGCCTGTTAGAAATCAGGATGGCCAGCAGTAGCGACATGTTCGGCAGCAGACTTTCCCGCCAGCGACTCACCGTCGACTTATTCACTCCGGCCACTTTGGCGATATTTGTGGTTCCCAGTTCAGCTATCTGGCTGTGTAACCAGCTTTCTATCCTGCGAGCCTCCACTTTGTTGCGTGTCGTTGAACTCTCCATCTGTGATACTTCCTCTGGTGTTGTTTGGAATACCGCCGGTTAGGCGGCTTTAGGCTTGCTGACTTCCCGGATCTGAGCAGCGGTAAACTGGCCGCCAGAAGCGAGAGCGATTTTTTCTGCGTAGTTGGTTTCGTCGGTGTAATCCGTCCTCGGCAGGCTTCCGTTAGCAATCCATTTGTAAATTGCGCGCGGCGAGCAACCACAGGCTTCAGCTACGACAGGAACCCGAATCTTTTTGATGATTTCGCCAAGACTATTCGGTGCCATGTTTAACCCTCAATAATGAACCGTAAGTACATATTAAGTCGGAACTGATAGTTCACGCAAGTGATATTATGATTGAACATATGGTTCATGAAGAAAGAGCGCGAAAAGAATTCTCTCAGAGGCTAGCGCTGGCCTGCGATAAAGCTGGATTGATACCACATGGTCGACAGGCTGAGATCGCCAAGAGGATGAAGTTGACCCCTAAGGCCGTAAGCAAATGGTTCAATGGAGAGTCGATTCCAAGACGCGGAACGCTGAAGGCACTGGCGTCTCACATTGGTACGTCAGCGTCGTATCTGCTCGGTGATGTCGATGAGGACGGAATCAATACAGAGACAACCACAACCCTTAAGGATGTCTTTCGCATTGACCTATTGGATATAACGGTTAGCGCTGGACCAGGCGTTATCAATCAGGAATTCGTGGAAATTCTCCACTCGGTTGAATATGCGCCAGCGGAAGCGCGCCACATGTTCGATGGGCGCAAGGCTGAAAACATCCGGATCATCAACGTCCGGGGCGACAGCATGTCCGGCACGATTGAGCCGGGTGATCTGCTGTTCGTCGACATCAGTGTTAAGAGCTTCGACGGCGACGGGATATATGCCTTCCTGTACGACGACACTGCTCACGTGAAGCGCCTGCAGAAGATGAAGGACAAGCTGCTGGTTATCTCAGACAACAAGAGTTATGCAGCCTGGGACCCGATCGAGAAAGACGAGATGAATCGGGTGTTCGTGTTCGGCAAGGTGATCGGCAGCATGCCGCAGACGTACAGGAAGCATGGGTAAAGCCTTAGCACGCAGAGGAAGCATGTCTGATCTGATTATCCCAATACTCATTACTTTTCTGATTATCGGACTGGTGGGGATAGTGCTCAGGCTGGATAAGATCTTCTTCAAGCGGAAGGATGAGCGGGATGACTTTGAATAAGCCAGACCGGTAGTTCGATGTGTTTTTGGTAATGCCGAGGACGTACAGGAAGCATGGGTAAGACCGTTGCCCGGTGGCTTGCAGCCAAGAAGGGCAATAAAGCTTAAGTTAGGTGCATAAACGGGGTGTTTGGGTGATTATTCTTTTAAGGACTGGTGATGGAACTCCAAAAAAATAATGATGGTACAATCCCCCATGTCATTGAAATAATTCGCCGTATCAACGAGGGTTCGACTCAGCCGTTTCTTTGTAAGTGTGATGATGGGAAACTGTATGTTTTGAAATCAAAACCTTCAATGCCGCCAAAGAATCTTGTTGCTGAGTTTGTTGCTGGTTGTTTGGCGAGTGATATCGGACTTCCGATACCAGACTTTAAAGTCGTGTTTGTTCCTGAAGAACTAATAGAATATACACCTGAATTAAAACGTGAAATTTCTACCGGTCATGCGTTTGCATCACAGTACATTGACGGCGCCGTTGCCCTAACATTTATTCAGTCAAGAAACGAGGCGATCATACCCATAGAACAGCAGAAATTAATCTATGTTTTTGATAAATGGGTATTAAATGCAGACAGAACACTTACGGATAAAGGCGGCAACGTCAATATCATTTATGATGTTGGCAACGATAAGTATTATCTAATTGACCATAATCTATCCTTTGATCAAAATGCAGAACCAGATGATTTTCTTGTTCATGTCTATGGCCCGGGTAATCGCAAGTGGCAGTATGATTTGATTGATCGCGTAGAGTACCGCCAAAAAGTTGTTGATAGTTTATGCAAAGTCCCGGAGATTTTTGGCGATGTACCAGATGACTGGGTAGTTGATGATGATTTTTTACCTTTCGTCAATGGCACCTTAGAGAAAGGCGACCGTGATGAATTTTGGAGTGCGATAGCATGACCACACCATGCCTATATAGCATTGTTAGATATGCGCCTTATGCGGAGACTGAAGAATTCGCAAACATTGGCGTAGTCATGTGCGCACCAAAAGAAAACTTCTTTGACTTTCAGATAACTAAGCGCAACGACTCTCGTGTTCGAAGCTTTTTCCATGACGATTGTATTTTCCCTGTAGCGAAAGATACTATCCAGAGAGAGTTGCAGTTTGCAAAAGCTCAGGCTAGCCAAATTGTTGGGCATCAACAACTTGCGCAGTTTTTTCGGTACTTTACCTCCAAGAAAGAGTCAATTTTCCAGTTTAGCTCCACAAGGGTGGTGCTTAGCGCTGATCCTAAGGAAGAGCTGGAACATATTTATAATAGATATGTAAACCACTCTGACTACACCAAAGAGCGCAGGGAAGATGTTTTGGCAAGAGAGATAAAGCGAAGCATCGATCGAATTGATGGGTTAAAAAACGCCTTCAAACCAGAATCTATTGATGGGTTTTATGCAAAATTCACAATGCCATTAGTTGCCAAAAAACAGAATATAATTCAGTGTGCAATCAAACCATTGGCCTTCACGCAATCCGAGCCAGGAAAAATGATGGAGCACAGTGACACATGGGTAATGAGGATAACCCGAGCGGCAGAAGAAAACTTACTGGCAACAGAAGACATTCTGTTCACTCTTGAGGTTCCCGACTCTCCAAGCTCTGGGCAGCGAAAAGTAATTGATACAATCAAGAGAACAATGGACGCGAAGAAGATTAATCACACTTCTGCTGATAATCATAATGAAACTATTAATTTCGCGAAGAAAATACTTGCCCATCCCTGATCTAGAACTAACTAACCTAATCTAAACCCGGCCACCGCGCCGGGTTTTTACTGCCCTACTCTTCCCTCAGCATCAGCACATCCAGTGCCAGCTCTACTGCCAAACAACTCTTACCAAAAACAAAACGTAAAATAAATATACTTTAAGTTCATTGACTTACATTGAAATGAACTATTGCAAAATTAAAAATGTACTTTTGGTACTTTACATTGATGAACCATTAGTACATTATCATCTCATCCAAACAACACCGGCAACGCCGGGGTGAAGTCAAAACGTCCCGTTAGCCGCGATAAGGCAAAGGTGAAGAGATGATCCGCGAAGAAGACAAGCCTGCATGGCGTAATTTTTGGTTAAAGGTCGTTCCGTTTTTGGTTGCTGTTCTCGCAGTTAGCTATCCGTGCTGGGGTGGCAAATGAGCAAACAAGGCATTCGTTCACTGATTTACTGCCTGCTGATCTGCGGCGTTATCTGGACAGCGTTGATTATCAAAATTCTGCACGTTACGGGGGTGTTCAATGGTTAGTCATCATTACAGGACACAGACCGTTAACCGCGGCGCCGTTCTGCCAGGGATGCTCGTTAAGCATCGGGAAAGCACCTGGACAGCATCAGCAAATAAACGCGGCCGCCTGTACCTGCATCGCGGGATTGAGCGGACTTACACAACCGACTTGCTGGTTGAAGTTTATCTGAACGGGTTGGGACAAGGTCTCAGCCGGTAATCGAAACGAAGAATTTAACTTAGCTATCAGGCAGCCATTACGGTGCCGGGATTCTTACAACCAAATTTCAGGAGCGAGCTATGAACGCATACCGCGCATACGACGCTATCGAAGAACGGAAATGGGCTGAGCAGTCGCTCACCGAAGAGAAGCAAAAGTGGATTGACGATCGGGCGCAGGAAATTATCGACGCCCTGCCGAAAGAGCCTTCAGGCCTGTTCCGCTTCTCTGTGCCGATGGACAAAAGCCCATACGAAGGCCTCCGCAGCGATGCAGCTGGCGAGGCATATAACGATCTCATCTCGGCAGTAGCTTACGCCCAGGCGGAATACGACTGGGATCACCGCACCGGCTGCCCGTTTTAAGGAGAGAGTTAATGGCCCGAAGAAATTTACTCCACAAATCGAAATTAGCCGACTTCAAGGAGTGGCTCTCGATGAACGGAATTCAGTGGAGAGATGGGAAAGGTAGTTACCAGGTAATCCAGGTGAATACGGGATGCGGCTGGACACCGATTTATGACAGCAGCAAAGAGCGACGCGAGCATTTCACTATTCAGGATGCTCTCAGGCCTTTGGTAAACAGATTCATCAGAGAGGCTGCAAAATGACAGATTCAAAAACACATTACCGCAAGGCTTTCGATTCTCCATACCTGAGCAGTGCCGATATCGTTGAACCCACGGTGCTGACGATCGCCCGGGCAACATTAGAAAGCGACAAAACCAAAAAAACTAAAGACGTTTTTAACACCGCTTATTTTGAGGAGCGCGAGTTGCGCCCTGGCGAAAAGCTTAAGCCAATGATCCTGAATGCCACCAACAGCAAGATGCTGAAAAGCATTACCGGATCGCCATTCCTTGAGGATTGGGTCGGCGTGAAAGTCACTGTTTACGTCGATAAAAATGTCAGGTTCGGAAAGGAATCGGTTGAAGGTCTCCGCTTAAGCCCAGCGCGCGTTTCAAAACCTGTTCTTTCGCCGGAAAAAACGCAGGCATGGAATAACGCTAAGGCCGCCTTCAAGCGCGATGGCAACCTGGATGCAGTGCTGGCGAGAATGGACATTTCTCCAGAGCATCGCCGCCAACTGGAAAAGGAGTGCTCAGCATGATCTGGCATGACGTCGAGCAAAACGGGGAAGAGTGGGATGCTCTTCGCCTGGGGAAGGCTACCGCTTCAAACTTCGGCTTGATTATGGCTAACGATGGCAAGGCGTTTGGTGAGCCAGCCAAGCGTTATGCGCTTCAGTTAGCTCTTGAGCAGATTAAAGGGTGCAAGTCTGAGTTTGGATTCACAAACGACCATATGGAGCGCGGGCGCGAACAGGAGCCAATCGCTCGCATGCTGTACGAAGAGATGAACTTCGTCGACGTGGATAACGGCGGTTTCTTTGATCACGAAACGTATGGGGATAGTCCAGACGGACTCGTAGGCCGGGATGGGTTGATTGAGATTAAGTCGGTAATTGCCGCTACTCACTACGCCACCCTCACCCGCGGCTCCTTCGATCCGGCATACAGATGGCAACTAATCGGCCACCTTGATTGCTCTGGCCGGGATTGGGTTGACTTCATCAGCTACTGCTCTGATTTCCCTGATGGAAAGCAACTCATTGTTTACCGCCTGACGGCCGCTGAGTGTCAATCAGAGATAGCCCGCCTTCGCGCGAGAAGGAATGAGTTCCTGTCCCTTGTGGCAGAGACTAAGCGAATGATACTGGAGCTCGAATGAAACGCACTCCATTTTACCGCAGGCCCGGCAAAGCAGGAAAATTCTCCGGCCTTCGCGAGCGTGTGATCTGGATGATCCAGACGCGCGGCCGCCCTGTTACCGGCAGCGAAATAGCGGAGAAGTTCGGCGTAACGCTTGTTGAATTTAACCGCGTTGCGAACGGCATAACCAAGGGAGAAGGCCGCATTGCGCAGCTGATCGCATCGGAAACCTGGCTCAACGATGACGGCATCTGCGATCGCACCTTTGACCTGATCACAAGGCCAAAGGTCATTACCCCGCAGGGTAAAACTCGCCTGTTCACTAAGCGTTCGATAGCTCAGGCCGCCTCTGGCAACCGCCAGAAATGTATTGATAAAGCAGCCCGGCGCCGCCGGCTTATCGCATCTGGCCTCTATATCGATGAAATGGAGTCAGTTCTATGAACCGCTACTCACTTATCTATGCCGACCCGGCCTGGTCTTACGGGAACCAGATCAGCAACGGTGCCGCCGTCGACCACTACCCCACCATGAGCCTGATCGATATGAAGCGGCTCCCGGTATGGGAGCTCGCCGCGGATAACTCTGTGCTGGCGATGTGGTACACCGGCACCCACAACCAGGAGGCGATCGAGTTGGCCGAAGCCTGGGGCTTTACGGTGCGCACGATGAAGGGCTTCACCTGGGTGAAGTTGAACCAGCTGGCCGAACTGCGCATTACCAAGGCTCTGGCAGAGGGCGATGTGACCGATTTTTACGACTTCTTCGCCCTGCTTAATGCCGAGACGCGCATGAATGGCGGCAACCACACCCGCGCCAACACGGAAGACGTACTGATCGCCACCCGCGGTGCCGGGCTGGAACGCAAGCACGCCGGCATTAAGCAGGTGGTCTACAGCCCGCTCGGAGCGCACAGCGAGAAGCCGTGGGAAGTTCGCCACCGCCTGGAGCTGCTCTACGGCGACGTGCCGCGGATTGAGTTATTCAGCCGCAGCGCAGCGCCAGGCTGGAGCCACTGGGGAAACCAATGCGCTACCGCTTCCGTTGAGCTGATCCCAGGCTGCGCCATTGACGTTGTGAAGACGGAGGCAGCATGACGCCAGAAATAGAAAACGTTATGCGCAATCAGGGGCGCCAATGCGTTGATGAAATCCGTCGCGCCCTGAAGGCCAAGCCAAAACCGAAATGGAATGAAGTGGTGCCACCGATCCTCAAAAAGCACCACGAAAAAATTAAGCCAATGGGCATCAGCCTTACGGCATTCGTCAGCAGCATTGGCCGCATGAATGGGCGGTATGGAGTGGAGTCATGAAGGTAGAAAAAAGCGATGTTCTGGCATTTACCATTTCCGATGTTGAACGCCTCGACCCTGTCAGGGTGATGATTGAAAACTACGAGCCAGGGAAGGGCCGCATCACTGTAACCTGCTTCGGAAAGGCGTGGACCGGTGCCTGGTTTGCTATGGGCGGAGACACCGTTCAGGAGTTCATTAAGCGTGTCAGCAATGACTACCTTATCGGCTATTTCGACCCGCAACTGCAAAGCAAAGTTGATGATGATAACGACGCCAACCTTGAATTTGTAAAGGGTGAAATCATCAAGCTCCGGCGTCAGCAGGAAATCGATGCTGAGGAAGCCAGGGATATGTGGGTAGAGGCAGAGAACGCTGAGGATGTGAAGGAAAGCTGCTGCGATTATCGCATCGGTAATAAGTTGCCTGGTCTGCTTGGTGATGATCCGTGGTATGCAAAATGGCCGGCAGTGCCAAACCACAATTATCAATATCTCGAACGCATCATTGACGCGGTACGTGGCGGGCTCGCAGAACTGGAGCGTGCAGCATGAGCGCAGAAATCATCGATCAGGCCAACGAGCTGGCAGAGCGCCGGCTGGAAATGACCATCCAGAACATGCGCATCAACCATGCGGCAGTCTCGGCTACTCACTGCCGCGACTGCGGGGAAGAGATACCCGAGCGGCGCCGGGAACTGGTGGCGGGCTTCCAGCGCTGTGCTGATTGCCAGGAAGAAGAGGAATTACGCGGTAAGCATCGGAGGTGATATGGCATCTGACAAACCGATAACAGCACAGCAGGCCGCCGATTTACTCATCGTGTCGGCGCGGGTGATCTACCGCCTGATTGATTCTGGAGAACTCGCCGGCCGCAAGGTCGGCAACAAGTACAGAACGACCGAGGCGGCGTGTATTGCATATTTGAAAACCCCGCGCGATCCTGTCATCGCGAACGCGGGTGAACATAAAGGAGAAGTTTTATGTCAATCACCCTCAGGGGCGGCGTGTGGCACTGTCATTTCTTTACGCCGTCAGGAAAAAGAGTTAGGCGATCTCTTGGCACGGGGGACAAAAAGCAGGCTCAGGAGCTCCACGACAAGCTGAAGGCGGAAGCGTGGCGGGTTGACCAGATCGGCGACCTGCCCGTCAGAACCTTCGAAGAGTGCTGCATCCGGTGGCTTCGGGAAAAGGACCATAAGCGATCGCTGGATGATGACAAAACCAAAATTGAGTTTTGGCTGCAGCATTTTTCCGGCCGTGATGTCTCGAAGATAACGGCGGAGGAAGTTCATGAAGCCGTTAACGGGATGATCAACCGTAAACACCTGCAGGTGTGGGAGAGTAAGCGTGATGCCGCGATGAGGAAGGGAAAGCCGGTTCCGGAGTACAAACCACGGCAGGTTTCGCAGGCGACGAAGGCGCAACACCTTTCCTTCATTCGATCCCTTCTCAGGGCCGCGGCGAATGACTGGGGCTGGATAAAAACAGCTCCTGTTATTAAAACCCGCAAGCCGATCAGTAAGCGGATACGGTGGCTGACCAGAGAAGAAGCTGAGCGGTTGATCGAATGCATGCCGGAGAGCATTAAACCAGTGGTGATATTTGCACTGGCAACCGGCCTGCGCCGCTCAAACATCATCGGGCTGGAGTGGCAGCAGGTCGATATGCAGAGAAAGGTTGCATGGGTAAATCCAGAGAACGCAAAAGCGGGCAAGGCGATTGGCGTAGCTCTGAATGATACCGCATGCAGGGTATTAAGGGATCAGATAGGGAAGCATTCCCGGTGGGTGTTCGTTCACACGACGGCAAAGCATCGCCCTGATGGAACGCTGACGCCCGCGGTTAGAAAAATGCGCGTGGATGACAATAACGCCTGGCGCGCCGGGTTGAAAAAAGCGGGGATCGAGGATTTCCGTTTTCACGACCTCCGGCACACCTGGGCGAGCTGGCTTATTCAGTCCGGCGTCCCGCTTTCTGTACTGCAGGAAATGGGAGGATGGGAAAGCATCGAGATGGTGCGTCGCTATGCTCACCTGGCGCCGAACCACCTGACCGAACATGCACGGAAAATTGACGCCATTTTTGGCGCTAGCGACACAAATACGACACAAGGAGGAAATCAGGCTGGTTTAAAACTGGCGTAAGTTGTTGTTTCTTAATGGTACGCCCTACAGGGTTCGAACCTGTGACCTACGGCTTAGAAGGCCGTTGCTCTATCCAGCTGAGCTAAGGGCGCCCTGAGAAGCGAGTGCTTCGCGGAGTGAAACGCGTGGAATTATACGGTCCACGTCGGTTGAGTCAATCCATTTTGCCAGGAAACTGCGGGCTTATACGACGCTGGCGAAATATCCTCCACCAACTGTACAAGAAGCATACCGCCGGGCCTAATGCGCGCGTAAATCGACTCAGTGGCCAGGCGCAACGCACTTATAACCATGTAATAACTATGGCCATAACAGGCTAAATTAGCCTCAGACAGGATAAAACAGCAAACGAGGACTGACAGCGAGGCCCGCTTCTGACAAAATATCCTCATCCCCCTTTCGTAAAGATACAGATGGAATCCTCT